ACGCATTATTTGCTACGGCTTCTACGCCAAATAGTTCATTATTTGCCACAAAATAATCATTTGTTGCAAAATCCGAAGTAAACGCAGTCGAATTTCCTACTACAATTGATGCGTTTGCTGAAATTGTCAATTCATCTAATACTTCGATTTGAGTGTTTGCATATGGACTTACTGCAATATTACCATAAGTATCAATTGCGGAACTCACGGTTCCTGTAATCTTACTGTATTTACTTACTGTCAGTTTAGTTGGAAGTGTATCATACTTATCCGTTAGATTTTCTGATGCAAACAGGCTAATTTCTTCATCGCTTAATGCGGAAACAAATAATTCTCCATACTCATAATTAATATATCTTTGCGGATTAATTTCGGCTCGATATTCTTTGAAGAATACGTCTGTATGTTCAACGCCACCTGGATTTTGTCCTAGAGGCCATTGTGATGGAGTTACTGGTATTGAATTTCCTCCAGTAACCCAAGTTTCAAATCCTCCAATATACTGATCAGCAAGAACTGATATGGAGTCAGACGAATATTCTGAAATTAAATTATCACTCCATAATCCGTATTGCATACCTGGAGAAATATCTACAGTAATTTCTCTATAAGGAACGTCAATTACAGTAGAATCAACGTTTTGATATGTTACAACATATTCTCTAAATGATCTTGGACTTGAACGGTATATGCTTCCAATAGTTCTATTCTTAATTTGATATACAAATTCATTTTCTGGTATGTATGATTCGAAAGTTTCTGCTGAAATTTCCTCAATATACATGTCTGCAAATGTTGTGCCATAAGCAAATACCAAGTTTTCTGCTGTCTGTAGTTTTTGTGGAGTTACAGAAGAGAATGCAATAATCATTGTAAACTCTGCATTAGCAAAGCCCAATGACTCAATGAGAACTGAATATTCTTGTGACGTTGATATTATTACTTCAAGAGGTCCAAGATTGTATTTTGGTGCAAATACAGTTTGAATCAAATCAGACTCAACATTCAAGAATGTTATGCTGTCAATTTCAACTTCTCTTGTGCCTGTCTGTGCTGTCTGAATATCACTAATCAGAACCGTTGCCGCGGCATCCCAATACAACTCAAGAATGAAGTTATGTTGTCTAAATGTTTGAACTGTTGCATCTTCAACAAATGTTGTATCTCCGCCTCCTGGCACAAGTTTAACAATATATTCACCAAACTTATATGGAATTTCTCCAAATCTTTCATCAAATGTTCTTGCCGCAAAATCAGAAATATCCATATCCGCATACGGCAACATAATCAAGTCGCCATATGATTTTTCAGAATACGCTTCAAAAATTTGTGAGTAAGACACAATCAGTTTTCTGATTGGTGCAACTTCAACTTCCATTTCTGCGTTGAATTCGCTTGGTGCAATAACTCTAATTTCTCTAGTTGGAGTTACAGTATTGTCAATAATATTTGTTAAATCGTCACCGCCGGCAACAACTTGAATAACATATTCTTGCGTTGCAATATCGGTATTTGGTATGATTGCAACTGGAAGTTGGAAGAACGATTCAATTGTAGTCTCAATCGTGATATCAAATCCACCAAATGCCGCTTCAGCAGAAACGAAATCGTAAATACGAACAATGAAGTCTTTGATTGTTTCAATTGCTGATCTAAATTCTGGCGTTACAGTTACAGAATCAATCAACAGAATTTCACCGAACACCTGAAGACCTGCGGGGTGAATCGACTTCTTAATTGTATCAATATATTTTTCTACAGTCAGACCACTCTTAATAACATACGAATAGTCTTGATAGTAATATGAGTCTTGCAGAATTTTGAAACTTACCTTACCATCATCATCAAGCCAATTACCTTCGCTAACACCAATACCAGAAATGATTGGCGTTAAGTTTGCGTTTCCGTCACCAACTGATGATGCATTAGCCGTTGCTGTTGAGTAGTCAATACCAAAGTTAGAGATTTCAACTGCACGAATAGATCCAATACCTGTAATGTTATTTGCAGTATCAACTTCAACGTTTGCGTTCATACCTTGAACGCCAACAACTGTCAGAGATGCATTTGCACCACTCGAAGTGCTAACAGTAATTGTTGGGGGATATGCGGCAAGATAACCATCACCAAAGTTTGTGAATTCAATTCTTGCAATTGGTCCATAAGAACCTACATCCCAATCTTCTGTTTTGGCAACGTCATCATAACTCTGCTCAAACAACATTTCAAATCCATCTTCAAAGAGAAGTGTATTTGAATAAGTAGCGTTCGCTGTAACTGAAGCAATTTGACCTACTGCGTTTGCGCCTGTGTTGGCAGTAATAATAAGAGAATCGCCAACGTGATAATTTGTACCAGGATTAACAATCGTAACTAATTTGTCAGAAAGCAAGCCCAGAGATTCAATTGTAGAATCGATGAGTGTAATTGTTGGAGAAGCAAAGTAACCTGAACCACGATTAATAACCGAAACTTCAGACACTTCACCTACAGTATAAGTGTTGCCTGTATTTGCGTTTGTTACAGTATAAGTGTTTGCAAGTTCAGTAACTCGAACAATAAGACCAGTACCGCCTGTACCTGCGTTGTTAATTGATGCTGTAGTTCCTAAACGATATCCGTGTCCTGCTGTGTTTACTTTAAGTGCGGTAATTGGAGATTGTCGAATTGATGAAACAATCGCCTGCGCTTCAGAGCCGTCACCGGCAATTGTAATTGCATCGCCAACTTGGTATCCTGAACCACCATCGTTAATTGTAAACCCTGCTACGATACCATAAACAGTAGCGTTCAAATCTTCATCATCAATGTCTACAATTTCTTCACCGGCGTCAAAGTCTGCTGAAACCAAACGTAGCGTCATCTCTGCGGTTTCAATTGAACCGATAAAGAATTTTTTAATATCTACAACGAATGCAAGTGCGCCAGATGTTTTGCCTCTGATTGTTTTATTCAAAAAGTCAAAAATGTTTCGTTCGTATTGTGCTCCGGCATTATCGACACCAAAGCCTACTGCTGTGGTACGAATGACTTGAGTTTTCTCAAAGTTACCATCCGATGAACGAATAATATCGTCACCTGGATAATAAAAGTCAATCTCTTCATTGTAAAGAAGTCTAAACAAGAAACGATATGATTGTTCGTTACTCTTAGAGTTGAAAAAGTCTTTAAACTTAGATGCGATTAAAGGTTTGTTGCCATAAAAGTCTACGGGCAAACTTGGGTAAAGTTCGTCTTTCAGATACTCAAAGTATTTGTCGATAGAGTTGTCTAGACTTCTATAGTCTACAACATTACCTGATGCACGAACAACGTTATCTTTTACGCTGTAAATTGTAGCAGTAGCAGTTGACGTTTGTCCAGTGATCGTTTCAGATTTAGCAAATGCTTTCTTCGTGGTAACTTGAATGACTAAAGAATCGATCTTTACTTCTTTAATGATACCCGTTGCTTTGCTTGTTGAACCTACAACTTGTTCACCACGCTGAAATGTTCCAGTCTTATTGGTAAATACTACTCTGGTAGTTTGAAGCCATTCGTAATATGCTTTTAGAAAAAGCAAAAACCTCTCATTGTCTTCGAAGAATTCATCTCCGAAAAACGAGTCTAGGTTTAGTGATGGCTTGAAGAAAACTTCGTTAGACATTTTTAAGTTCTATTTACAAGGCTGATTGTCTTATCGTCTATCATTGTTACCGAAATATCAGCATCTCGAATTTGAATGATTTGATTTCTGAGTGGAAGAATATCTTTGTTTTGTGGTACTGCTGTCAGTTTCAAAGTTGTGCCACCATCAGCAAATGCAGAAGGAGCAAAACTTGACAAGATGATAGTTCCTGTGCTATAATTCAAGGTGCCAGCGTTTGATAAGACACCAATTCTCTCCGATCTAACCACCTGATAGATTCGAATGATACCATTGTTTTCTTCCAAGAAACAGTTAGTCAAGCCGTTGTAGGTAAATTCATTTGAAGTCAACTGATTACCAACACCATAAGGATGATCTGCTGGTCGACCATTTGTTGTTGGATTGATTGCATTTGAAAACTTGATTTCAATTCTCTGTGCAGTATTTAATTGAATGTCTTTTTCAATACGCATACGAACAGATATGTCCGAGTTAAGAATTGATCTTTCCGACAAATCAATTAATCTAGATAACTTTGAATATCTGAAATACTTAGAGAATTCGTCAATATCGCTATCGTTGTAATTCTTAATCGTAGTAATTGCAATATCTTTAATTGAATTCTGACTCAAGGTTGTTACGTCAGAGTTATACTTAACGTCTGCGTTAATTAGTAAGTAAATATATTCAGGGTCAACAATTTCTGTTCGAACTGTAAGAATCTTTTTCGGATTGATAACGCTACGAATGATGTTTGTTTTTTCTGTCGCACTTAATACATCACCAACTGTTGGTTTGATTGCAACAAAAACTTTACCATATTCTGGAGGTTCGTTGTCTTCACCGCCCCATACGGAAACAGAATCTACTGTGCTTTGCTGTAGTAACAATGCTTTGTAGTCTTCTACCGTAACTGCACGATTTTGCGCTTCGTATGCTTTAGGTGCGGCAAATTTAATTTGATTAATTGTTTCTTTTTCTTGTCCGCCGGCAGCACTTGCACTTGCAGTAAATGTAATGTTAGTAACACCTGCAATGCTACTTGCATATGAAATTGTTTCAATATCGTTTGCTAAAGAACCTTTAGACACTAGATATTCTAATACAACAACGTTACCATTTTCTAGTGCAACGCCAAAAATATCATCTCCAAACTTTACTTGAAATAATCCATCAGAGCCTTCTTCTAAGAAGTATACTAGAGAATCTGCATTAACGTCAATCAGATTGTCTGGACTCACAAACGTTCTGGTTGTTGTGTCGCTTGTAGAATTTAAGACTTTAACAACAAGTGTTGATGTATCTGCGTTTACGTTCAGTAGTTGGAATTTTTGATCTGGATCATTTGTGTTTACAACAAATGTGTTTCTTACGAATGTGCCTTCAGTTAGAACTACACCTGTTGCAACATATGAGCCTGAACTACCAGTGATCAGAATTGATTCTGTGTTTAGAAAGTTAAATGTAGTTCCTTCTAACACTCCAGTAAACTTTGTGTATGCTGGAATGGTAACTGTAGCAGGAGAACCACTAGGTGTTACTGTAAGTGTGCCTGTAACTTGCGCTGAAGTAGTTGAACGTGGTGTATAGTTTAATGCCTTAGCCGCATTGACAACTGATGTTCTTTTCTGAGCGGTACCTAAAAACGCTTCGTTCAGTACCATATTAAGATAGAACGAATTGTAGTATGTGTTATACGCAAGCAAATCCAGCAATACGTTCAAGCCAGAGCCTTCAAAGTTGTAGTCTCTGAATTGATCTTGAGACTTTAAAAAGTCTCTCAAATTTGTTTTGATACCTTGAAAATCTAGTTCGTTGACTTTCAAATTTAGATTGTCTGCCATTTATTATGCTCTTTGTAGTGTAGTGGTGACGCTAGATTCTAGGTTCATGTTTTTGATTGTGTATTCAACTGTAATCTTTACACCGTGATTGTTATCTGGTATTGCTTCAACTTTCTTCAGAATAACTCTAGATTCACTTCGTTGAATGGCGTCTGCGATTTCTCGCTCCATGTCAACAATTTCGAAAGGATTGAGGCTAGAAAACAAATATTTCGTAATGTTCGTGCCATAGTTTGGCATGAAAGGCTTTGTGCCTTTCTGCGTCAGAATTAGATTCTTGATTGAACGCCTGATCGCTACTTCATTTGTGATAGGACGAACATCTCCGGTCACAGGATTTGGCGTGAAATCTAGCGGCAAGTCTTTGTAGAATACGAGTGCCATAGCCTTTGAGTTTCTTTCTTAAATTACCTCCTGTATTTATACTGTCTTTTGGGCAGTCTTAGCGGCTTGAATTTCTTTTCGCCTTTCTTTTATTGCCTTTGACAATTCAGCAAGTGCTTTTCTTGCTCTTGTTCCGGCAGCCTTTACGCCTTTTGATTCGAATTTTTCGATCTCTGCAACGTATGTTTCAAATAAGTTTACTAAATTTTCATGGGTTGTCATAGTTTTCTCCAAGGGTTAAATTCCAACGATTGCGGTAAATCCGTTTGATGTGCCGTATGTTGGGCTGTCTAATCTTACTGTTGCGGCATTTGCAACTGAGCCTGCGGTATTGGCTGCGGCATGTGCTGAATTTGCTTCATACCATGCTCTTTGAATCCAAGTGATTAATGTCTGTAGGGCAACATCATTATTTGCATCTGCAAATCTGAGGGATGTTGCTGAGTCCAATGAAATATAATCTGCGTTTACTAAAAACGATCCGTTGACTTGAAACGTTGTATTTCCTGAATCAAAAGTTGCGTTTGCTTCTGTATCAACAACGATTGTGTTTGATGTAACAAAAACATTATTTGATACAGTATTTGCATTAGATATACCATACACCTCAATGTCACTATTTGACGTAAAAGTTAGAGTTGCTTTAGATAGATTGTGACTTATTTGAATGTGTCCGTTTGCTTCCGTCAAACTCTTTTCTACAACTTCAATGTAACTATTTCCCAATTCTAAACAAGTAGTATTGCCTGAATTGTCATTTGTGTGAACACGATTAAACGAACGTGTAACTTGAGTATTTGCAAACTTACTAGGAATTACACCAACGATTGCGGGTTCTTGCGCATTGAGAGAATCTAAAAAGAAACCAAAGACCCAATCTCCAACATCAAGTGGAGAATATAAGTTTGGTGTGTTTGGAGAATGAATTGATGTTGCCCACGGCAAATCTGCTGTAGGAATTAAAGTGGAATTATCATGATATCCAAATACTCTAACCTTACATCTACCTAATGTGTCAGGGTCTTGAATATCTTCAACAACACCAACCCACCAAATAAATCCATCATGTCCTAAAAAATTCTGCATTCACTTAGCCTTTGTGCTTGAAATACTGTATGCGTCTTTCTTGTTTAGCAACCCATTCATCTGACGGTTTGCCTTCACCGTCATAATATGCAAGCGGCCTTCCTGTATTCTTTGATACTAGCGCCCACTTACCATCTACTTGTTTTAATACTTCAAGCAATTCTGGTCCATATACATCTTCTTCCCACTCTTCTTGTGAAACTGGGGTGCCTTGAATAAAATCTTTAAAACGTTTCATAGTTTGTCTAGTTCTGAAGTGTCTAACGAATCTGGTGGTGTGTTATCACGAATCCAAGTCAGCAATTGTTTCTTCAGTTCAATTTCTTTCTTTGCTGGCGTGCCTGGGTCTTTCATCACAAGATACTTAAAATCTTTAATGACTGGATTTCCTCTCTTATCTCTATATGGCTTTGCAGTCTTTGGGTCTACAATCAAAATGGTGTTTTCTGGATTGTTCAGAATAACATAGATACCACCATTAATATCTGCTGGCAAACCAGTATTGATTAAATTGTAAACTGTCTCGGCTGCGCCTTTATGTGTTGCAAGCAAAATATCCTCTGGTACAACTCGACTGCGAGATTTGTTGTTCTTAATTGCAATCTGATAATTTGTCAGCACCCAAGTCAAGTGAATGTTTTTTGGTTCATATCCTGCTTTGAGTAAAAGAGGCAATACTTTTTCCACATCCTCTATGTCTTTGAATGTGCTATCAAATAAAATATTTGGTAACTGTCCTTTTTCTGCGCCAGCAAGCATTAACTCCAACGTCTTATCTTTTGCTTCAGTAGCACGAATAAGAACGTGCAAAATGTAAACGTGCGTTGGTGTATTGAGATTCAACTCAGACATTTTGAGTCCTTTGTCAAGAACTTCTTTTTGAATTAATTCTCTGTTTCTTTGTGAAATCTTATTACTGTATTTGTCTAACAAATCTTTTGCGCTAAACTTACCTAAATCATCCAATTTCTGAAATGCAATTTTTAATTTATCAGCATCATAAATTTTAAATTCTTCGCCTTGCATGAAATGCTTGATAGCAAACCCTTTACCTGAACCCGCACCGCCTGCTAAGAATACAATTTGTCCATAACGTGCGCCATTATTGTAGAGAATTTGTTTCTCTACAAGTTCCATTGCGCGATAATCTTTCATCGTAGCAAATTCTGAAAATGAAATTGGTATTGCCATTTTTTTCTCTTTATCTAAAAAATAGTTTAGCAAGATTAGGATATGCTAATTTTATTTTGCGAATAAGTATGTCGGCTTCGGCATAAAATCCTTTTTTACTAGACCCTCTACTTATCTCTAATGTTTTTTGATATTTTTCTTGTGTAATAACGTGAATAACTCCAGTCACGTAATATCTTCCTGAGTATATTTCATCAAGTGGCGGCACACCAGAACTAGCGTTTGCTATTTTTTCAAAATAACTGATTACGTTTAATTGAACTACATTCCCTACAGATATGCTATTTGTTCCACCTTGAATTATTACAGCCAATTTTAAATAATTTTTTGTTAACATACCAAAAATATTGTATGGTAACCAATCTTCTTTTTTCTTGTTTCCAAAATTATGTGTAGTAGTAAGTTTTCTAGTTCCTAGCTCAAGTGGATCATTTTGAAAGAACCTACTGTCCGAAGTTAGAAAAGAATTATTGTAAAAATCTCCAGTCACATTATCAAAAAATGTTTGATCTGCATATGAGATTGTTTTGTTTGACGTTGTTCTGTTGATTAAATCAAGATAAGTAAATTTTGTTTTGTGTAATCCTAACAGAGTAGATTCTAAATGATTAAAGTTTGATTCTTTTATTAACTTAGATACGCGAACGACGTTTGCCGCTTCTACGTTTGCTTCGGTCTTATTACCAAACGTCAAAACTTTAATTCCAGTCTCATCTGTAGAATTAATTAATTGTTCAACTGAACCAAAATAGTGAGAACCTGCAAAAGGTTGCCCATCAATATATTGTCCCGTTACTGGAACAAATCTTTCAAAAAACACGTAATACTTCAAAGGACCTGATGCTCTTTGTGCCAATGCATCAATAGCAACATGCGGTGGAATACCTGTGCAAATATATGATTCGGTTAATGTAATCTGTGGGTCTTCGATCATTAAATCATTTGCAGACATTTCCGAATACAAATTGCGAACTGCATTGAGTAGAGTTGTGTTCTTAAATG